CAGTGGTACAGTTGGTGCTAGCTTGTTTACAGGTACACTAACTACAGGTACACAACCAAATATCACTAGTGTTGGTAACTTAACAGGATTAACTGTTAATGGTATTATTACAGCCAATCAAGTAACTCCTGGTAACACGACAGCTAACACACAAGTATTGTTCAATGATGGTAATATCATTACCGGTTCAACTGGCTTAACATTTGATATTGTTACTAGCGCACTTACATTAAATGGTACAATTAACTCAGGTAATGCTAATTTAGGTAATTATGCGGCAGCTAATTTCTTAGGTGGAACATTAACAACAGCTTCAAATGCTCAACCAAATATCACTAGCGTCGGTAGTTTAACTAGCTTAACAGTCAACGGCGGTGCAAACGTTTATACATTAACTGCAAATGGTAATATCTCTGGTGGTAACGTTGCAGGTGGAAATGCAGTTTCTGCTAATTTCTTAACAGGTACATTAACAACTGCGGCACAGCCAAATATTACTAGTGTTGGTAATCTAACTAGTTTGGAGGTTACTGGTAATGCTAATGCTAACAACATTTCTGCGACATTGATTACCGGCACATTGACAACCGCAAGTCAGCCAAATATAACTGGGTTAGGTACACTAACAAGCTTGTCAGTATCCGGTAATATTGGTGCAGGTAACGTTTCAGGTGGTAACTTAGTATCAGCTAACTTTGTACAAGGTACATTGACAACAGCCGCACAGCCAAATATTACTAGTGTTGGTTCACTAAGTTCATTAACAGTTACTGGTAACGCAAGTGCAGGTAACATCGGTGGCGGTAACTTAGTATCTGCTAACTATGTTGCAGGTGTATTAACAACAGCAAGTCAACCAAATATTACTGGTGTAGGTACATTAACAAGCTTAACAGTATCAGGTAATCTTGCAGCCGGCAACGTAGGTGGAGGCAACTTAGTATCTGCTAACTTCTTAACAGGCACATTAACAACTGCGGCACAGCCAAATATCACAAGCACTGGTACATTAACTAGTTTGACTGTTAGCGGTAATGCAACAGTAGGTAATATTATATCAAGCGGCACCGGTGGTAACATATCCGGTGCTAATGTAATAACGGCTAATATATTTACGTCTACTATAGCAACTGGAACAGCACCGTTGGTTGTTGCATCTACTACTCAAGTTGCTAATTTAAATGCGGCTACTGCAGGTACAGTAACAACAGCGGCACAACCAAATATCACAAGTACTGGTACACTAACTTCATTAGCAGTAACTGGAAACATCAGTGCAGGTAACGTATCTGCTACGACATTTATTGGTGCAATAAGTGGTAATGCAACAACTGCAGGTACAGTAACAACTGCGGCACAACCTAATATCACATCAGTTGGTACACTTTCAAGTTTATCAGTAACTGGTAATATCTCAGCAGGTAATGTTTCTGCTACGACATTCACTGGTGCATTAAGTGGCGCGGCAACTACTGCCGGTACAGTAACAACTAATGCTCAACCAAATATTACATCAGTTGGTACACTATCAAGTGTTGCTATAACAGGAAATGCAACAGCAGGAAATGTTTATGCTAACTCAGGTACTATTGGTGCTTCATTACTAACTGGTACATTAACAACTGCGGCTCAGCCTAATATTACAAGTACCGGCACTCTCACTTCATTGACTGTAACAGGTAATGCAAGTGCAGGCAATGTTAATGCAGGTAATTTACTGACAGCAAACTTTGTTGCCGGTACATTAACAACAGCCGCACAACCAAACATCACAAGTTTAGGTACACTATCTAGTGTTACTGCATCTGGTAATATTCAAACTAGTGCAAATGTTGTAACTGATTTGATTGTTGGTAGAACCAGTGGTGTAACAATCACTGCAACTGGTACAAATCAAAACATCAATTTAACTCCTACAGGAACTGGTTCAGTTAATGTTGGTAACTTCATTATTTCTAACGTTGCAACTCCGGTAGCAAGTACTGATGCGGCAACTAAACAATACGTTGATGATGTTGCACAAGGTCTACATACGCACGATAGTTGTAATGCAGCCACTCAGACGACATTGGCAAGTATTTCAGGTGGTACTGTTACATATAATAATGGTACAAGTGGTGTTGGCGCAACATTGACAACAACAGGTTCATACACAACTATTGATGGTGTAACACTATCAAATGGTATGCGTATTCTTGTTAAGAACGAAGCAAATACAGCACATAACGGTATCTATGATCGTACAAGTAGCACAGTATTGACACGTTCAAGTGACTTTGATACTCCAACAGAAATGGCAGGTGGTGACTTCACATTCGTTACTGCTGGTACATTATACGATAACACTGGTTGGGTAATGCCTGATCCAGTAGCAACAGTTGGTACAAGTGCTGTTGTATGGGTACAATTCTCGGGTGCTGGTACATATACAGCAGGCACGGGTTTAACATTAACAGGATCACAGTTTAGTATTACTAATACTGCGGTATCAACAGGTTCATATGGTAATGGAGATGCAGTAGCATCATTTACTGTTAACGGTCAAGGCCAGTTAACTGCTGCCGCTAACGTTGCAATCACTGCAAACGCCGCAAACTTATCTGGCACAACACTAAAATCAACAGTTGTTACTTCTAGTTTGACAAGTGTTGGTACATTAGGTTCACTCGCAGTAACTGGTAATATTAGTGCAGGTAATGTAAGTGCAACAACATTCACTGGTGCACTTTCAGGTGCGGCAACAACTGCCGGTACTGTAACAACTGCGGCTCAACCAAATATTACAAGTGTCGGTACACTAAGTGGATTGACTGTATCAAGCACAATTAGTGGTTCTGTAAGTGGCACAGCGGCCACAGTAACAACTGCGGCACAACCTAATATTACATCAGTTGGTACATTGACAGCATTAACACTAAGTGGTACATTAACGGGTGCAGTTCAAATTGGTACAGGCACAGCAACTCACTTTGGTACGACTCTAACAACTGGTGCAAACTCTACAGCAGGTACAATTACTGGTAACTGGTCATTAAGTGCTGGTTCAAGATTGAATGCTACATACGCTGACTTGGCAGAGAAATACACTGCTGATGCTGATTATGAGCCAGGCACACTTCTAGTATTTGGTGGCAACGAAGAAGTTACATTATCAACAGAATCAGATTCATTCAGAGTAGCAGGGGTTGTAACAACTAACCCAGCATATACTATGAATAATGATTGTGAAGGTGAACACGTTGCTACTATCGCTCTACAAGGTCGTGTACCAGCTAAAGTCATTGGTCCAGTATTCAAAGGTGATCTATTAGTATCAACAAGTAATGGATATGCTACTGCTAATAACATGGCACGTGCAGGTACTATTATTGGTAAGTCACTAGAAAACTTCACTGGCGCTTCTGGTATAATTGAAGTAGCTGTAGGACGATTCTAATACAATTTCACACTGTACTTTTTGTAATGATAAGTACAGTGTGATTAATGTATTTCAACTCAACTACGAAACCAGATTAAAAAGCTGGTATGATTTAAGACAACAACTACAAAATACGGAAGATAATACCAAATGTGTAGAAATAGACAAATGGTGGCAATCCGCACCTATAGTTAACCATTATCTTCACCCAGATTTCACTAATGAATGGCCCGGACCTTGGGAACTTTTGGTAGAAAACACCTATTGTACTCTTGCAAGAGGCTTAGGAATGTGTTATACTCTATTATTATTAGGAGTTACTGATATTGATTTTGTACTAGCTAAAGACGATACCGGTGATGAAGTAGCATTAGTCCTGGTTGACCACGCAAAATATATACTGAATTACTGGCCCAATATGGTTCTAAATATCAATCTACAAGATTTTATTATAACCAAGAGAATCAATATCAATGAACTTCAAAACAAACTACAATGAGAAACTAATGAGTACAATACAAGTAATAAAAAGAGATGGAACTAAAGAGATACTAGACTTAGAAAAACTGCATAAAGTAGTGTTCTGGGCAACAGAAGGAATAACCGGGGTAAGCGCAAGCGAAGTAGAGATTAAATCACACTTACAGTTCTATAACGGCATCAAAACAAGCGATATACAAGAAACACTTATTAAAAGTGCCGCAGACTTAATCACAGAAGAAACACCAAACTATCAATATGTAGCAGGTAGATTAATTAACTATCATCTACGTAAAGAAGTATACAGTTCATATGATCCAAAGCCATTGATTGAAATGGTTACACGAAACGTAGAGCGTGGGTTCTACGATTCAGAACTATTAATGATGTACACTGAAGATGAATGGAATCAAATTGATTCTTTCATTAAACACGACCGTGATATGCAACTAACATATGTTGCTATGGAACAACTACGTGGCAAGTATCTAGTACAAAATCGTGTAACAGGTCAATTATTTGAGACTCCGCAGATTTGCTATGCAATGATTGCGGCAACTCTATTCGGAACATATCCACGTGAAACAAGAATGATGTGGATTAAAGATTACTATGATGCTATCTCTACGCATCAAATCTCATTACCAACTCCAGTGATGGCAGGTGTTCGTACACCGCAACGTCAATTCAGTAGTTGTGTATTGATTGAGACTGACGATAGCTTAGACAGTATCAATGCTAGTGCAAGCAGTATTGTTAAGTATGTTAGTCAAAAAGCAGGTATAGGAATAGGCGCTGGCAGAATTCGTGCATTAAATTCTCCCATCCGTAACGGTGATGCATATCACACCGGTGTCATTCCATTCTATAAACTATTTCAAAGTGCAGTGAAATCTTGTAGTCAAGGCGGGGTACGTGGTGGAGCCGCTACTCTATACTATCCTCTATGGCATTTTGAAGTAGAAGAACTATTAGTACTAAAGAATAATAAAGGTACTGATGACAGTCGTGTACGTCATATGGACTATGGTGTACAGTTTAATAAAACAATGTATGAGCGATTACTAACAGGTGGCGATATCACACTGTTCAGCCCACACGATGTTCCTGAACTATATGAAGCATTCTTTGTTGATGCTGATAAGTTCAAGGAACTATATGAACAAGCAGAAAAGAATCCTAAACTACGCAAAAAGAAAGTCAAAGCAATTGATTTGTTTAGCGCATTCATACAAGAACGTAAAGATACAGGTCGCATCTATCTACAAAACGTAGACCATAGCAATACACATAGCTCATTCAAACAAGAACTAGCTCCAGTTAAAATGAGTAATCTTTGCTGTGAGATTACATTGCCAACTAAGCCATTAAATGATATCTATGACGAAGAAGGTGAAATTGCACTATGTACACTAAGTGCAATTAATTGGGGTTCATTCAAAGAACCACAAGAAATGGAAAAAGCCTGTACACTATCAGTTCGTGGATTAGACGCATTATTAACGTACCAACACTATCCACTCATTGCGGCACAACTTGCTACAAACAATCGTAGACCATTAGGTGTTGGAATTATTAATTATGCTTACTTCTTAGCTAAGAATGATGTAAGCTATAGTGATCCTAAAGCATTACAACTAACTGACAAGTGGGCACAGTTTTGGAGTTATTATCTAATTAAAGCTAGTGCTGACTTAGCGACAGAGTTTGGTGCCTGCCCCAAGAGTAATGAAACAAAGTATAGTGATGGTATCTTGCCTATCGATACTTATAAACGTGACGTAGACGAACTAGTTACACCTACCGAGTATGTTGATTGGGAATCACTACGTAAGCAATTACGGTTGACAGGCATTCGCAACAGTACATTGATGGCATTGATGCCAGCAGAAACATCAGCACAGATTGCTAATGCAACGAACGGTGTTGAACCTCCCCGTAGCTATGTATCAGTTAAGCAAAGCAAGCACGGTTCACTAAGACAAGTTGTTCCAGAATATCGTAAGTTAAAAAACAAATACGAATTGTTATGGGACCAAAAGAGTCCAGAAGGCTATCTCAAACTAATGGCTGTATTACAGAAGTATATTGACCAAGCTATTTCAGTCAATACAAGCTATAACCCTATGTTCTACGAAGATGATAAGATTCCAATGTCAGAAATGATGAAGCATCTTATTATGCATTACAAGTATGGTGGGAAGACATTGTACTACTTCAATACCAATGACCAATCAGGTGAAATTGATGTTGAAAAAATGAACAAGCAGGCATTATCAGAAAATACTGAAGTCACAGTTAATGATGAAGACTGTGAAAGTTGCAAAATATAATAATAAGGAAAAATAATGAGCGTATTGAATTTAAATCCCAAGAAGTCCCACATCGATAGTCCTATGTTCTTAGATCCTAACGGGTCATTGGGTGTAGCTAGATATGATACGATTAAGTATCGTCAATTTGAAAAACTAACTGAAAAACAATTGGGTTTCTTTTGGCAACCGCAAGAGATTGATATTATCAGAGATTCAAAAGACTTTAAAGATTTAACTGAGAATGAGCAACATATCTTTACCAGTAACTTAAAGCGTCAGATACTATTAGATAGCGTACAAGGTCGTAGTCCCAACTTAGCTTTTTTACCTTTAGTAAGCATACCTGAATTAGAGACTTGGATTGAAACGTGGGCATTTAACGAGACTATTCACAGTAAGAGTTATACACATATCATTCGTAATGTATATGCTAATCCTAGTACTATATTTGATGAAATGACTAGCATTAAAGAAATCATTGATTGTGGAGAGAATGTCAGCAAATACTATGATGAATTAATTGAGTATAGTCAATGGTATCAATTACTAGGAGAAGGTAAACATCAGGTTAATGGCAAGGAAGTTGTAGTTGATTTGTATGAACTTAAAAAGAAACTATGGTTATCATTAATGAGCGTCAACGTATTAGAAGGAATTCGTTTCTACGTATCGTTTGCTTGCAGTTGGGCATTTGCTGAAGTGAAGAAGATGGAAGGTAATGCTAAGATTATTAAATTAATCTGCCGTGATGAGAATGTTCATTTAGGGTTTACTCAAACAATACTAAAACTATTACCAAAAGATGATCCTGATTTTGAAAAGATTCGTATTCAAACACAAGACGAATGTGTAAATTTATTCAAACAAGCAGTTAAACAAGAAAAAGAATGGGCACACTACTTATTCCGTGATGGTTCAATGATTGGTCTAAACGAACAACTATTGGGTGACTATGTTGATTGGATTGCTAACAAACGTATGACAGCACTAGGATTACCCCACACATATAAAGGTGGTGCAAACCCGCTACCTTGGACAGCAAAATGGATTGCAGGTAGTGATGTTCAAGTAGCACCACAAGAAACAGAAATTAGTAGCTACACAATTGGTGCAGTTAAACAAGACGTTACACAAGATACATTTAAAGGATTTACATTATAATGCTAACAGTATACAGCAAAACAGTGTGCCCATATTGCACACAAGCAAAGAACTTATTGAAATTAAAAAATATTGACTTTACTGAAGTTAATATTGAACAAGACACAGACGCACGGAACAAAATGGTTAGTATGGGTCTACGCACAGTCCCACAAATCTTTAAAGGTCAAGAACTTTTTGTAGAAGGTGGCTTTCAGGGGCTAAGTAATCTATCCGACGAAGAACTTGATCTAAGATTAGGTCGGACTAACCTAGGAACATTATAATGCAAATATCAATCGAACCAAACTCAGTATACACATTCAAACTTAACTCAGGAGAAGAACTTATTGCCAAAGTTATTCAAGCGGGTGGTGACTTTATTATTATTGAAGAACCTGTATCTATTGCCCCCACACAACAAGGGATGCAAATGATACCAAGCATATTCACTGCTGATCCGAAGGGTGAATTTAGACTAAATACTAGTAACATTGCAATTTATGCAATTACAGATGATTCAGTAAGAATGAAATATCTGGAAGCAACTACTGGTATTAAAGTACCAGATAAGAAAATCGTTTTAGGATAAACAATGGCAGCATTGAGTAGAGTGGGTGATACAGATGAACCGGGTGGTGCAATTATGCGCGGCGCCGGCACAGTATTCTGTAATGGCATCAAAGTTGGCTTACACGTAAGCCAAATAACCCCTCACGCTCCTTGGCCTAAACCTAAAAATAATCCCCATCCCCCTCATAATGCGGCCAAAACAACAGAAGGTAGTCCATCTGTATTCGCTGAAGGTGATCCGGTACTAAGAGTAGGGTCAGGAAACACGTGTGGTCATACAATCATACAAGGAAGTCCTGATGTTTTTGTACCATGAGCAATTCAGGAAAACAATCACCACTAGGTGTTAATTCATTTAGCGGATTAATACAGAATACAGGGTTAAACATTAACCCTACCTTTGCCGCACTAGTGGGTTCTAGTAGCAACGTTGATAATTATACGAGTGGTACTGTGGTAAGCAGTACAATACTAGATAAGATTACTCAAATAAAAAACTTAGCATATGCGAAGTTAGGAACAAATGCATCCACTGAAGTTAACGTATCTGTTTACACAAACTTACTTAATTTAGGTAGTGCTACGATTCCAGCATTAGGTAATACAGATCCTGCTTCATATGTAAATGTTAATACAGCTACCGCTACAGATGGTACAACAGAAATAATAACCTGTACCAGCACTGCGAATATGTTAGTTAATAATGTAGTTGTGTTTACTGGCACTGGCTTTGGTGGTATATCAGCCGCTACATACTATTGGGTTAACTCAATTGTTAGTACAACTGAGTTTACTATATCAGCAAGCTCTGGTGGCAGTATATTAAATCTTAGTACTGCGACTGGTTCAATGACTATACGTAATTATGCATCCGACCAATATGGATTCATTGCAAAGATTGCATTACAAGCCTATAACGAATTTGATTATAATGATGGATTACCGTCATATGCTGACTTCTTACAATCGTTTATGACCTGTTATAATTATATAGCACAGACTAATCCAACTATAGCTACACTGGTTAACTCACAAACGTTCTTGCAAGGTACATATAGCAATATGAATGATTTGATTACCAGTGATATAACTGGTGTTAACTTGGCTACATTAGCATTTGGTCAAGATTTTATTAATACAGGTAAAGCAATCAATTTAGTGAACATAACTGATTTTGGTATGCCATCTAATCTATTAAAAACATTACAGACAACCAATGCACTAACTAAATCAGTTAGCCTTGCGATAATAATGAGTGGCATTACTACCAGTGAGTTGGGTCAGATACTAGGTAATATTATAGTACCTACTCCTGATCAGGAACGTAAACTGTATGATGCATATGAAATGATAGTGGGTGATGACTTAGCAGATGTGTTAACACCATTGAACACAAATACATTAGGATTAGAAAAACTTTCTGATTTACTTGATGTATCTAAATTGTTCCCTAATAGTTATACTAGTATGACTGTGCCCGTATATAACACAACGAACGCACCAACTAATAGTAAAATATATTTCCCAATATACACAGCACCAAATGCAGTTAACTCACAGTTGACTCTAGTTAATCCTAACCAGGTGAATTGTTAATGAGTACTATCGGCAATCCATATATTAACGACACAATGGCACCAACGAATGTAAGTAATTCACTTACACAATCAGTAGCCACTATCAATAATTTACCATCGATTAATTCAGCCGGAGTACCTATACTACGTAGTACATTAGATAGTATAGTACCTAATAATATAGCCGCATCATCAAATGCATTTGCAGTATCATTATTGCAGGTTAAAAATATTGAAAAAATGGATGTGGAAAAGTTTGCACAGATAATTCCAAACTTAGAAACAATTAAAGATTTAGCAGTCAATGGTACAAATTTACCCACAGACACCTCAGCGGCTACATCGGCATTAGCATTGATTGCAAATGGTAGTGGTCCTGATGGCACGTATCAAATGTCTGATTTCTTTGGCGCAATGAGTGGTACACCATATGAATGTGCAAATACACAGTCTGCAATTAATCAATTAGATACCACTAGTCTTGACACAATATACGATAGTATGATATCATTACTATCTGGTGCAGGTCCTTATAACGCTAGTTTACAAACATTGATAACTTCGGCTGAATCAGCTATAGCAAGTATTGCTAGCAGTAATCCTGCACAAGCAACAATTTTAAATAATCTTTGGTCATCATTGGGAACACAATTGACAACTGAACAAAATGCAAGAATTGAAGCATTACCTAGTGAAGATACAGTATATACGCCACCCTTGCTGCCTACTACTACAACGTTTGTGGATATGATTCCTACATTTGCATTACAAACACAACCAAATCAAGCCGCACAAACACTTGAACAAATTGCTAACGCATCTAACATATCTGGACAGTCTATAATAGGTATGATGCGTGAAACAAGAAACACTGCAAGATTAGGTCTTGCAGGTGGTGAATTAGACAACAATATTCCATCAACACTTCCACAGACAGAACAAAATGGATTAGGTATACCAAAAGTGACAGGAGCTCCTACTACTCTAGGAAGTTTAGCAGGCTCACCTTATCAGAATTTAGTACCTCCTAACATAGATGTGTTCAACATAACGCCAGCGATTACACCTTCTATTTACACCCCTGCTGAAGCATCAGCCGAAGTAGATTTATGTAATTGCGACTGCTGGCAAACTTAATTTAGTTTTGGTATAGGAATTCCTATACCTTTTTTTAGAAAGGAGAAAAAAGCATGACCAGATTTAATAATTTGAATGCTTCACTAGTAGTTTTATTATTGCTAAGTGTTTTTATATTTGCATTACCCTCTATCAAAAAGAGTATTGAAATGCAAGAAGAAGTAAACGAGATGATAGTGCGTTCGGCTACAGGTTTAGCCGATGCAAGTAAGAAAATTGTAGATTTAAAACAATTGAAATGCCTCGCTACAAATATTTTTTATGAGGCAGGTAACGAAACAACCCAAGGTCAAGCCGCAGTAGCACGGGTAGTTATGAACAGAGTAAAGTATGGCTTTGCTAAGACTCCGTGTGATGTGATATACCAATCTACCACAGTTGAAAGAACTGTTGAAGAAACTAGTAAATGGGTAAAACTTTGTCAGTTTAGTTGGGTATGTGAAGGTAAATCAGCACCCAACACCAATAGTGCAAAATATAAAGCATCCGAAAAAGTTGCATACGAAGTATTAGTAGAAAACAAACACAAAGATGTTGTACCAAATAATACACTATTCTTTCATAATTTAACAGTTGATCCTATGTGGCCATATAAACAAGTGGCTAAGATTGGCAATCATATCTTTTACAGTAAGACCAAAAAAGAACAAGACCAAAAGAATTGACTTATTATCACAATTACATTAAACTAACATAAAGGAAAGTTATGAATAAAGAAAATATCAAGCACATTATCATTATTATATTGTCACTTGCATTGATTTTAGGATTGGCATTTATTGCACCTATTTTAGTAATTTGGGCATTGAATATACTGTTCCCACTACTAGTAATACCTTATACATTGAACACTTGGTTAGCAGTCAACGTATTACTAGGAGTACCTTACTTATTATTTTATCGTAAACAACCATCACATCATCACTGATAATGAAAAATAGTCCAGATCGGTTTACCTTTCAAAAAGAAGGGTATATTAAACGTTGTGAAGAACAAGGAAAATTGCCTAACCCTGACTATATTCAAATGTATAAGTCTTGGAAACAGCAAACACTTGAGCTTGAAGAAACCGATGAATGGCGAAAAGATAATATGGAATATGATATGCGTAGTTCTACTTGGATGTGTGATAAAGTAAAGAACAATAATGCATATGCACAAAATCTCTATGCCGCTATGTGCAACAACACATTTCAAAGAAATGAAGTATGGCCATTATTGCAAGGTAAAACTTGGAGTTGCAGTTGGAGACACGCAGGTGGTGTTATAGCTGATATGCGTGAAGACGGTGATTACATTGACTGGTACTGTAGTGGCATCAGAGACATTGGCGAAGTGGATGACGACCAATTTCAACAATACACCAAAGAACAACAAGAAGCATATATTGAAAGTAAAGAGTATGTCAGTGAAAGTATAGTTACTGACGAAGTTCGTGCAGATTTACTAAATTTAGGGTGGTTAGTGTTAGATGAACCTCACGATAACTTCTAACCTCACTAAATACATTAAAGGAAATAGTTATGGCATATTCAGAAAAGGTAGTAGATCATTATGAAAATCCCAGGAATGTCGGATCTTTTGACAAGAGTGATACTGATATTGGTACTGGTATGGTTGGCGCACCTGCTTGCGGCGATGTGATGAAGCTACAAATAAAGGTTGACAATGATACAGGTATTATTACAGATGCAAAATTTAAAACGTATGGCTGCGGATCGGCTATTGCGAGTTCGAGCCTCATTACAGAATGGGTCAAAGGAAAAACCCTTGACGAAGCCGCATCAATCAAAAATTCCGAAATCGCCGACGAACTAGCCTTACCCCCAGTCAAAATTCATTGTAGCATCCTTGCCGAAGATGCGATCAAAGCCGCAGTAGAAGATTATAAAAACAAACACTGATGTACGAGAATAAACTGATAGTGTGTGGAGAACACTGGTGTGATGAATATCAATGGTGGCACCCTAATACATATCCTACCGATTGGTTATCTAAACGTAATGGCATAGACAGTGATGATTGGGGCTATGAAGTATGGTCTTTTGGTGCTAGAAATGTTAATCATAAATTCCCCATAACTGCACGAATGGATAGAGATTGTTCACTAGACAATTCATTCAAAGTAGATGAGATACAACGTAGTCCGTTCATAACATTGTTTTATGATGAGATACCCAAAGATAGAAAGTATTTTTATGTTATCAAAATGGAAGGCAGAAACTTTTATCCTAGATTTAATGAACACAAGTTTGATTACGTCAATCCTAAAATCGTAGAAGATATTAAATCAGGTAGAGCATTTGTATTAATGCTAGATACTGCTGAAGGGTATGTCACTGAAAAGATATTCAATCAGTTAGAAGATACATTTAAATCTATCGGTTTTAATAGCAAACAGGTTTATTTCTTTCACGGAAACTATAAATTACGTGAGTCAGAAACAATAACTTATATACCCTGCATAGAAGTATTATCTTGGTTAAACGATAGCTACGATGATATAATTTCATTTGAACCAATTGACGACAAGAATATATATCTATCTTACAATAGAAAAGTCGCTACACATAGGGCTAAAACAGTAATTG